GAGCCTGTTACACTTAAAACTTTTGCCCATGTTATTGTATGTGCAGTACTTGACGCCCATGTTGACTCTTCAGTATCTCCAGTTGCTGGTTCTACAAACCCCAGTAATGCATCTTTTTTAATAACTTTTAAAATTGTATCTGTTGTGTAACTAGTGCCAACTGCCGCCGCTGTTGTTAATGATCCACCAACTTTAAAATATCCAGTTGATGTTGTTGACGTACTTGACACTTGTCTAAAGATTTTTACTGCTGAATCCGAAGATGCCAAATAAGGTGTTCCAGTAATCTTAGGATAATTCTCGTAATAAAAATTCATAACATCAGCATCAAATAACATGTTAGTCATTAAATCGTCTGCTATTTCTTGATTTGTATATGTACTAGGCAATGTTATAATTTTTCGTTTTAATAATGAATCTTTGTAAATGTACCCATCTGATCCAAAAATGTTAAGATTAGTATATACGCCGGTTGGATCGTTAAATGTTAAAAATCTATTATGTCCAATATTGGTTCTATTAACTGCTTTTACTTTTTTAACGGCACTACTTTGAGTATATGGAAATACTGTATAGTCTTGTGCTGAAACCATTCTGTTTTGACTTGCATAAACTAATGGTGCATTTTGTTTAATATTATCTACACTTTCGGTTGCGGTAGCAGTTCTAACAGTATACTCTAAATCAAATGTGCATGTTAAATCATATGACAATCCATCAATTCCAATATATGGAATTGTTATAGATACATCTTGTACATCAGCACTTCGTAAAACATATGTGTCGCCATTGCTAGTTCTATACCACACTCTCATTAGGTTACGTGGAATTTCACCATAGTTACCATCAGCAAATTTAATACTAATAGTATCATTTAATCTTGAAATTACAGAAAAAATCTTACGTATGTTTTTGTTTAATGAATTGTATATTACATTGTTACCTTCGGTGCTATCTACTTTAGTCCATTTGTTTGCGGTTGTTACAGTACCATCGGCACTAATATTTTGTACCCATACGTCAGTATTATTAATATTTTCGGTATCAATATCTATAACTCTGTTTTCTATTGCTTTATCTAATGTATAATCTGTATGTTGCAATGACCCTTGCTTAAACATTACAAAGAATCCAGTATCCTTACTTAAAAATCCTGTTCCATCATTTCTATAATATAAACTCATTGCGGCACTTGGATCTGGATCGTCTTCGTAAAAATATTCAGTATCTTTAAATGTTCCATTAACAACTTCAAATGAATGAGAAGATCCATTAGCAATAGCAGTAAAAGGATATGTAACCTCTGCTTTTTCTGTATTAGAATTTAATTTATATACTTCAGTTGATATGTTATCAACTGTTCCTTTTTTATAAGGATTTCCAAATTGATTAATAGTTTGAAATGCCCTATTTAATACTGTAATAAATTGTTCATAATAATCGGTGTTACTTGCATCACCCCAAATTATATCAGTATTACCTATATCAGTCCCATTAAAATCGTATATGGTTTCTGTTGTACGTAATGCTTTTAATTTTAATAAACCTGTTGCAGGATTACATCTGCTTGGATTATATCCAACAAATCTTGCAAGATTTAAAACACTTGAAGATTTAGTTGCAGTATCAAGAATATTTTCTCTAGTTGTTAAATCTAATCTAAATGCAATACTATGTCCAATGAAACTAAACAAATCTACTAGAGCAACAAATTCACTACTTTCAATCCAATCGTTATAATCTTCAGCATAATTGTCTTGTACATAGTTAATTAATGCTTCTCTGATACTATCATAATCGTATGCTTTAAAATTTGCACTTGCAAATGATTCATACAAAGCCGTGAAATCTTCAGCGGCTAAAAGTTTTTTCTGTCGTAATGTTGTTGCCATTTATACTGCCTCTTCAGCTCTTGCGTCGAATTGTAACTCCATAGTTACTTGTTTATCATCTGGTGTATAGTTTAATAATAAGTTTAATGTAATTGAATTAGCATCTGCATTAATTGTGGTATCTGCTGTAACTAATTCAAAACGTGGGTCTGTATCTATAATTGATTCAGCATCTTGTAAAATTATATCATCCATATCGTTATTAATCGGGTTAAATAACAATGTAGGGATAAGACTACCGAAAGTTGGTTCCATTACACGTTCACCACGTCTGGTGTAAAAATGGTTCATTAAATCTTGTTTTGCTAAATTTAAATCAAAAAGTTGCGTACTTCCAATCTTCTTATCGATTGTTGAGTAACCTTTAAATAGAATCTTAGCCATACGAAGTACCTTCAATTTTATATATTTATCGATGAAAAAACTACCTAAATTAAACATCTTCATAGGACTCACACATGAACGCCCTCATGTGTCGGATGTGTGTAAAGAAAGCGTTTTAACATATAATCCTGAGGCTCGTATCTTTCCTATGCATCCTCAGCACCTAGCAGGATGGACTAGAAAACGAGCACCGGATCAAAATACAGATCACACTATTGCTCGATTTATGTGTCCTGCTTTTTGTAAATTTGAAGGTTACAGTATATTCATGGATGATGACTTTATTGTTGAATGTAATCTAATGGAAACGCTTCGTTATATAAATGATATGCAAGCGGTTAGTGTAGTTCAGCATAATTATACTCCTACTAAATCAAAATATATTGCTTCAGGCGTTAAAGATGAACACAATTCAGCCTTTCCACGTAAGAATTGGGCAAGTTTTATGTTGTTTAATAACGGACATCCTGATTGCAGAAAGTTAACATTATCTTATGTTAATAATGCTCCAGCAAGTGATTTAATGCACTTTAGATGGACCGAAACCCCCTTTATAGGTAAAATGCCTATACACTATAATTTCCTCGTAGGCGAATACAATCCAATCAAAAATATAAAAATTTATCACTATACACTAGGTGGCCCTTGGGCAAATGAAACAAAATCGTGCGATTTTGCAAAAAAATGGCTCTATTATGAAAAAAAATTAAAAAAGAGGTTGACTCTAGAGTGTGCATAGTGTATAATAATTGCATGAGGTCAGAAGTGTTTGCATCGTGTAAACACATAATTTAACTGTTAATCCTTAATTGAAAGGGAATGTTATGAAAAATATCCTCGTTGCAATGGTAATTGCAATGGTGGCTGTCGGATGTAGTGACAAAAGGCCATCGATTAGTTCGTCAGTTAGTGATAGTTTAATTGCTACTACTACTGTTCAGCAACTAAAACCAATCACGTATCCAGACCAATCTGATCGTCCTGAGTGGGTAATGAATGAACCATTGCTTGATGGAGATCTGATTTATTTTACTGGTGTAAGTTCACTTTACGCCACTGAAAAATCGGCAAGACGTGCCGCGAAACGTGATGCGTTGTTCTCCGGTATGGAGTATTTGAGTACCGTAGCAAAAGCAAAGTATGAAGAAGCCGAATTAGGTTTCGGTCTTGATGGTGCTACACTTGCACCAACAATAGGTTCAAGGGGCTATTATAAGTTCGTTCATATGAATGTACTTAAAGGTGCTCGTACTACTAAGTGGTATTTTGAGCGTGAAGCCGACATGGTCGGACGCCCAGGATACAAGTATTTTGCACTTGTGTCAATGCCAAAGAAACATTTTATTGAGGCATTTGGTAATACTGCCAAGCATAATGTTTTTAAAGCAAAGCAAGAAGCAAGTAATGCAGTAACGGCGGCCGCTCAAGAGCAGGCAGTCAATAGTCTTAAGTTCTGGGAAATAGTTGAAAAAGAAGGCATCAACGATGATGACTTTTTTCAAACTGAAGTTAGCCCACTTGAGGCACCTGTAACTCAATAAACTCACTCAGGAGTGGCTTAGGTCACTCCTTTCTTTTAAACTTAGGCAAATAAAGGCAAAATGAAAAATATAACAATAAAGGATAAGATTTTATACTTACTCCTTCCGTTTATAATTAGTTGTTCAACTGCGACGGCTACTACTCCAAAAGCAAAATCTCAAGAAATAAACAAAGTAAAAATATCAGGATATTCTCAACTAGATCATACTGAGCCTGCAATAGAACCTGATTGGTTGCGAAAAACTCCAAAAGAAGGTGATGCATTTTATTTTGTTGGAATGTCAGCAAGACGTTCAGAACGTAAAGATGCAAAAAATGAATCATTTAATGATGCCATGATTGCGTTTGCTCGTTACTGTGGACTTAATGTTTCTGTTATTGAAGAACATAAAGATGTTAGTATTGGCGGTAATGGCGGTGTAATTGATACATTGACCCAAGGTAATTCGTTTGCTAAAATGAGAGCAGAATTATATATGGGAAATGTAACAACCGAGGATCGCTATTTAGAACGATACAGTAACTTTCATGGTGGAAGTTTTATGGGACATTCTTTTGTAGTGTCGACATTAATAAAAGTTCCACGGGATGAAATGGAAACTTGCAGAGCAAATAGGAAAACTGCAAATACCTACATTGAAGAACAATCTGAAACAATAGCAAAATTATCTAAGAAAAACGAAACTCTTGAAAATAGAATTCAAGTAGTTGAGAGGAACAATCAGACACTTGCTATGAATCAGGTTGTGCAATCTAACAAGCTCTTTGAACAAATTAAGAATAAAAAACAGAAACGGAAGTCTGTTGCTAAAAAAGTTGTTAATAAAACGCCCGAGAAACTCGTTTCTAATAATAAACCAACAACTAATAAACCAACAACCAGGCTGATGTGGCAGAAAGAAGCATTTGATTACCACCTTAATTGGTATGGTGCTGTTGAATATTGCAAAAATCTGGATCTCGAAGGATTCAATGATTGGACTTTGCCTGAAAAAGGAGATTATCCGGATGATAGCCGTTATGAACAATTTTGGACCTTGACTGATGAAACAAAGGATAAGTCGAAAGAATACAGTGTCCGTTGTGTTCGGGGCGAAAAGAAAATCCTGGCCGTTATTCCTTCTAAGCCTGAATCCTTAGAGATGGCTCGTCCACATATTGATGAACACTTTTCACATTTTACGGTTTATCAAAACCATACATACGCATTAACCAATAAGTGTGTTACTTGGTCAATAGCTAAAAATCTATCAAAAGAATTCAATTCGTATCCTGTGAAAATTGAAGGAAATGAAGAAAATGAATTTATTGCAAATTATTTTTATAACCAATTGAATGATAAAATCAATAAAGTATCAGGGTATACATTAAGAATAGGATTAACTGATTTGAGTAGTGAAGGTGATTGGAGATGGTTTGATAATTCGAATCCGCTTTTTACTAATTGGGCACTAAATGGACCAAATGATTATGGCTCTGGGGAAGATTTTGCAGAGATGATATTCAAAAATAAGAATCCAAAGAAAAAATTAGGTACTTGGAATGATGGTCCTGGAACTTCTGAATTTGGTAATTGTAAAGTTACTATTTTTGAATGGGATTATATGGTAAATTGGGAAGATAATAATAATAATAAAATAGTTTCATTTAACAATTAATGCCTTTAAAGGATCAATTGTTCCTGCAACAACTTGATCATATAAGTTAGTTGTATCTTGCTTTTCAAGCTCGGTCATTCCTGTTAGCCAAAGTTGAACTTCACGGTAATAGGATAACCGAGCTTGCCTTTTTTGCTCGGTCGTTGGACTGCTCGCCGCACTAGGAAAATTATCCGGATAATTAGCTCGCATATACTGTATACCTTCATTGCGAAGCCACGCCGTAGTTAACGCATCTCCATACTCTCCTAAGGCATATATTTTTGCTTCCTTAAAATGTCGTTGTCTGTTAGCAGATGTATCCATTAATATATTTGCAAAATTTTCAGCAGTACCAGATAAGAATGCAGTTTGTATATCGTATGTACCTGAATTACCTATAAATGTTCGTAAATTTCTTTCAAAGAAATATAAACTAACTAACACATCAAATTGATTTTGGGTGCATGTTGTAGTGTCGGGATAAAAGTTTTTAACAAATATTGCGGCATCTGCAACATCTTGTTCGTATACTCTGTATGCTTCTGTTGAGGTTAGCCCATATTCAAAATCAAGAGTAGTATTATAATAACCTTGTTGATATGATCCGTTTTGATATATTCTTACAGGGCGATAACGTGTTTGCGATAAAATAAACGATTTACCGGCCGTACTTAATGAAAAACTGGTTATTAATGCCTTTGTTGTTGTGTCGACAGTCGTTGAGGCTGTAAAAATACTAAAATCAACTGTTGGTGCTACTGTTATCATTAAAATATTCCTTACATATATTTAACTTATTTCTTTTGCAAATATATTGACTGACTCTTCCAAGGTAAAATTAACTGCATTGTTGTTATCATCAAACCAATGTTTATTATTAACAGGCTTGAAATCTTTTATTTTACCATAGTATCTTAATTTATTACTTGTTATAAAAAGTCCTAAACTGTTTATTGTGCCATCTTTAAAATAACCATATAGTTTAGCACCCGATGGCCATTCTGTAATGCCTACGCCGTTTTCTATATTATGCTTAAAAACTCCGGCATGTTTTTTAAGTTTATACTTTTTGATGCCAATACCGTTATTAAGATTACCTGCTTCAAGTTGGGTATTGTGTTCCTGTGTGTTCTTCATATCGTTTTACATCCTCCTTAATTAATTTACCGTTGTTCCACGTGCCAAAAAAGGATGTGCAATCACTAAATCGCATTTCTCCTTTTCCGTAGTACAACCCGTTTTTAAATGTTCCCCTATGTATAACTGGGCCGCCTGGGCCTTCTGGGTTATAACGTATTCCGTAACCATTAGGTAGGTTATAAGCAAACTCGCCTTCGTAGACACTATTATGTTTTGCCTTAAAAAATATTCCTTTGCCGTGTTTTTTATCGTGTTTAAATTCGCCTTCATATCTATATCCATCTGGTTTAGTATGAATACCCCAGCCATGTCGTTGTCCATTAACCCAATCTCCTTGATAGTATACTCCGTTTGAAGCAATATTTGTACCAAAGCCTTCAAACTTTTTTTCACCACCAATCCATATAGGCAATTTTACAGGCTGATTATATCTATTAAACCAATTTCCGCGGCCTTCTACTGGCATCCACGATCTATTAACTTCGCCAATCCATGTATATCCATAACTTGTTTTGAATATTGCAAACCCTTCTGGTTTTGCGTTTTTAAATTCTCCGATATACCATGTATCTTCTTCGTATGCATTCTTTGCTGGCCAAACATAAATGCCGTGTCCTTCTTTACTGTTGCCTTTTCTATCAATAGCATATGTTTCTCCTGAAGCTCTTTGTAAAACTGAAATNCCCGATAACCATCCGTTAGTAAATTCGCCTGCTCCTTGTGTACCATCTTCGATAGTAAAATATCCTATGCCATCTTCTTCGCCAAATTTATTAACTTCTCCATAGTATGTTCTTTTACCTCTAGGTACTATTGTTTCTTTTACTGGATCATGAATATATCGTTGCATATNTTCATCAAATTTACCATTCCATTTCCTTCCAGAAGGANATGTCATTGTTCCTTTAATTATTTTTCCGTTTTTAAAGACACCTTCATATANTGTACCCGTATGCAATGTTAACTTAGCATTACCGTCTTTCCAATTTCCTTCGTATACTCTGCCATCAGAAGTATACATTTTGTTATCCTGTACTATATCTGTTGCTACATTCCATTCTCCTTTTACAGGTTGTCCTAAATTAAATGTACCAACAAATTTTCTTCCGTCCGGATATTCACATGTACCATTNCCGTGCGGAATCATTGGTGGATTATTTTTATTTGTATTTGGATTTTTTGTAAATTCGCCAGTATATTTTTGTCCTGTTGGCCACGTGTAAGTGTCTTTATCAAACACTTCGTCTTGTTGACAGTCTGTGCCTATCCACATTATTGATTTATGTGTCCTTTCCACGGCTCGTGTTCTGGAACTTTTACTGCTATGCTAGACGTTACATTTTTATTTTCGCCTAACGAATTAGGTGTTAATTTAGTTGCGGCAGTCGCTGGTGGCCCGTTCATGTCAATTCTACTTGCAGTTTCTTTATATCCGCCTGCACATTTTATATTGCCATCTGCATCCGTTGTTATCATTAAATTATCACCTGATTGGATATTCATTTTGCCAACACTTTCTAAATGTACATCGGCAAGTGCTTTTATACCTACAATATTATCTGCTTGCATACGTATATCTTGATTAGCATGTATGTTAACATTGGCTTCACTATGTATGTTAATATTATTCTTTGCATACATATTGATTTGGCCGTCACCGTCCATTTCAACCCAACTGCTACCATCTTTATTAATAATGTAGATAAAATTATTGGTATCATTTATATAAATTTGGGCACCATTAGCAGTACGCAATCGTATACCACTATCAGGATCCTCGTCGTCTATAACAAACTGATGTTGTCCTGGACTTAGTATGCCTAATACTTTACTCGGACTTTCTCGTCTTGCTCCACTAGTTGTTAGTCCACGTACTTTATCTTTTTCTAGTCCTTGGGTAGTAAGTCCGGCTTTTATTATATCATGTGGCGGGAATGTTGTATCTTTTTTACCTTGCGATAATCTATTTTTGTTAGCCGCCGGAAACTCTCCAGCAGTAGTAGTATCATAAGGAATACCCGGTACTGTTTGATTTGTACTGGTTTGATATAAACAAGAAAACCATATACCCCACGGCACACCTTCAGGAAATGCACAAATTACATAGTTATTAATATCTGGAGGCGTTGCCCACCAGCCGTAACTTTTTTGTGTGGCTTTATAAGTTTTACCTGGTGATACTTTTAATTGATCTGTTGCTCCTGCAAATGGACTAGTATAAACAACAGGAAGCCAATAGCGTTCATCATCTTCAGAAGATCCAGTTGAGCCAATCCATACCCAGACTCTGCCGTGGTTTTCTTTATCTTCATTCTTTTTTACTTTGCCAATATAGATGCCGGACATTTTATTATATAATCCTGCACCTGTCTTATAGCGATTAGGTATACCACTTTCTATTGATCCTGACATTATTCCTTATCCATTTCAAAAATCTTGATGTTGTTTTACTAAGTCTATGTCGCCTTTTAACTCGTCATAAACTAAAGATATATTAATTGTGCAATCACGCAATCCATATAAATGTTGTGTAAATTGTCCATTAGAAAAATTACTTATAATATTTGTAACTAGATAAACAGCCTCTAATCCGTTTGCTTCTTGTACCCATGGTTCTGGACTTGTTAATCCTTTACTTGAAGTATCGTTATTTGCCATAGCCTTTCCAGTTAGCATAGAAGAAGCCGTTCCTTGATGAGTTGGATTGCTAACTCCTTGGCTTTCCATATTTGTTTCTGAAGGACTACCGTATTGAGAATTTGAATCTCTTGATGCTAATGATGTTGACGGAAAATTCATTGTAAAAAAGAAAGCACAACTTCCTAATTCATAGTTAGCATATAAACCGGTTTCATCATCATGCCAATCATTATCTCGTATACTATTAGGACTTCCAAACCAATACGGATCACCTTTAATATGTAAATCTATTTTTGCAAAATCTGCATTGTTACTTAAATTTAAATATGTTGTGTTAAAAAATGCCCTACCGCGATGTGATCCGCCCGGAAATGCTTCCATATTAGTTGCCATATTTGCATCTTCTATAAATTTTATAGGAAAACTATTTGGATTTAAGTATTCTTCTTCATCCTGAAATGATTCTGCATACGTTAATCCTGTCATTCGTCCTTTATTACTTGTTGGTGCAGGAACTGAGGGCTCATCATTTACTGAAGGGGTTGATACTAATTCGTCCATTTTTTGATTTCGTTGTTTAACTGAGTCTTCTTGGCTTTTTGCTATACTACTACCTATTACGCCTGGCGAACTTTCTGCATTTGCCGCTGATTGTAATTTTTCTATTTTTGAATCTATTTTTTTAATGTCATCTAATAATTTGTTTTGTTTGTGTTTTCCGCCTTGTTCAAATTTATATCCAGGTATTTGTGCTATACTAGCAGAATTAAAAACAGGTTGTAATGAATAGTAAGAATGATTCATTGTACAATCAAAGTTTAAAACATTTGTGTTTATACCTGTTCCTGAGTGTGCATAAACTTTTTTAAGCAATCCTGCTTTACGCATTTTGTCTACTCGNGTTTTTGCTTGTTGAGCATTACCAATATTTGGAACATATGTTTTTGCCATTCCTGNATCTAGTCTAGGTTCCAAGTAGCTCATTATTTTATATGTAAGTTTCTGGGCATATTCGCCTCTTAAAACATCATACTTTAAATATTCTACATCTGTTTGTATTCTATAAAACTTTTTAATTGTATCTAACTTTGTTTCGTCCGTTTTATCTCTATCTGTTGCTTCACCAGAAGAACTTTTATCACTAACCCAACCTTGAAACTCCGCTGTATTACCTACTGCAAAACCCGTTAAATCAAGTATGTTAGTTCCTTTTGTTACTTTACATTGTATTTTAGTATTATCGTTTGTTGATCGCATAAACGGATCATTTTCATCTGGTGCATCTAAGTTTTCTAATTTCCACGATTTCCAACTTTTAGGATATATAAATTCGTATTCATTGGCAACCATTTGTGTTACTTTAACTTTCTTTTGTTGGGCATCATTTAATTCTTTTTCTAAAGTGTCAACAAAATCTCCAAATGTTTCTAGTTTATCTAAAACTAAAACATCGTTAATTATTGCGACTGTACTACTAATAGCATGTTGCGATACATCTATTATTTGTATAGAATATTGGGCTCCTGCGGTGGAAACATTTACTGCCATTCCTGTAATTTTAAATAACCACTTATATGTTGGTAGCATAGGATCAGATGGACTTTCGGTCGGAAAAGATACTTCCATTAAATATGTTGCTTCTTTATAATCAGGTATTTTAAGTAGAGTTGCGGCACGTAACATACTATCTAAATATGATGCTCCACCAGATTCAGTAATTACTAAAGTACCTCGTCCGCCAAAAGCACTTCGGGTTACTTTGTCCCATCCAACAGTTTGTGTAAGTTCAAAACTATCAATAATGTACCTAGAAGTTGTTGCAGATTCAACCATTACAACTCCTAAAGAAGGATCCATATCTATTGATTCTATTGGATTTAACATTGTAAATCTAAGATGATATGTATAATTAAAGCGATCAAGCATACTACCGAGGAGAAACTTTCCTTTGCCTTTGCCAGATAATCCTCTGGCTTGTACGCCTATAGCCTTATTATAACGTGCATCATCATCATGTGTGGTGGCCATGTTATACCCTTCTTATATCAGTTGGATCGAATATAAGAATGTCCAGACCCGCCTTAAAATCCCATATAGGATCTTCAAGTTTATCTGCATTTAAGTATGCAAAAGTCCACCATAATCTAGGAGAACCATATAAATCTGAAGCAAGCAAATCAGGACGATTTGCATATTTTGATTCGATTGTTACTGTTTGCTCTTTACCTGTTTTTGTTAGTAGCGAAGGGGGGTTCCAGATATCGAGGTATTTGTTATTAGAAGTTGTAGTTGAATAGTGGCTTGTTGGTTTTGTCATTAAATAAACCCTTTCCTAACTAAATCTCCGTTAGCGAATTTTTCTAAGTTCCAATCAAGTGTAGCCCCTGGCAAGTATTGTGTTTGCATATCTACAAATAAATTAGATTGTGTTGGTACACGTTGTTTAAAATATGTTGATCCTCCGGTAGTCTTACCAATACCAATATCTATAAAGTCAACTGCTGGAGGCATTTCAAAGTTAAAACTTCGAATAATAACAGGTATGTTTTTAAACATTAAGTCTCCAAAAGCGTTAAACTTTAATATAGGCGGAGGTGCTCCTCTATATGGATCTGATCTTCCAAATCTCATTTTGGTTACCATTCTAAAAAAATGTACACACGCCAAATAATATTTTGCTTCCTCTTGTGATTGGTTAAAGAATGGACCACTTAAATTAAGTTGCGGTGATTGTGATCCTTGATAGGAATAGTATTGATAATTTGTATGGGTCACTCCCATAGGTCCCCAATCTGCGGCATGTATTCCTTGTATAGTTGGCGTAAAAGGAAATATTACTTTAAACCCTGATTTTACAATAGGTTCAAAAATAGGACTTTCTTTCATTATCGATACTATGTGTTCCGGTGGTAATAGATACGCCCGTTGGTCTGTGTCACCTGCCATTTAATCTCTCATTAATTAAGTTATATACTGCATCATTCATCTTACCAAAATAATGTGCAAATAATTGTTTCTTAGCATCATCAGATTCTAATTTTCGCATACCGCTTCTAAAGTCTGATGCATTTGCTCCGCCATGAAATAATGCTGATGTATAAATGTATGCTCTATGTTCTTTCCCGTCAATGAAGTTTGGTTCTAATTTTATACCAGGTTCGTAATTACGTAATACATTACCGGGTTTAAGACGACCTGCATCTTTATCACTAAAAGCAAGCATTAATGCATTTTTTTCTTTGTTTAACCCTACTAGACTCATATCAGGTCTATATGGTTGTGTATTAACAATGCGTTCGTTTGGTATGTTATACATTGTATTAATTATAAATTGCTTTTCTTCAAACGTAAAAGGATCTGCATCGAAGTCCATTACGGCATGTGCTTGTTGTTGTTTTTTGCCAAAAGTGGTTGCGATAAATACGTTATTAGGGCCGAACTTCTCAACTAATGATTGATATAGCCCATAGTGACCTTTATGCATTGGCTGAAATCTTCCGCCGTAAAAAACGGCAACATCAATATTCGATTTTATAACTTCAAAAATACGCATAGAGTAATCTCTTCTTTTAGATATTTATCCGTTGATTTTCACCACATCTTAGTGTATAATATATATAACACAAAATTAGGTAGATTGATATGCAAAAAATAGTAGCACCCGGCAAAAAAGCCGCGAAAAAGTACCTAACGAATAAAAATCTTCTAGCTCANATACACTTATCTAAAAAAACCTATTGTTGGTTTAAGGATGAAAAGTNTTCTGACTATGATATAATTTTACCATCGTTAGACAAGATTAATATAAGAACAACTAAGGCCGCAAAGGACATACGTAGGGCTAAACTAGAGGCACAAGAACCACCAATAAAGGTCCCCGATAAAGAACTTAAAAATCATGTAATTTATAGAGTTACATGTTACGATCACATCCCTCCAAAAGAAAAACTAAAAAAGAATCCAAAGACAGAAGCAGATTACCATGTTAAAGTTAACTTTCCAGCATTTAAACATTGGACATTAATCAACGATAAACTTACTGAAGTTGGACGAAGTCATTGGAAAGGCAATTTAAGAGATGGACATTTTTCGTCAGTACACGGATATATTACTGATGAATTAGCAAAAGGTTTTATGCTATTATGTGATCGTTACAGTATGCGATCTAACTGGCGTGGTTATACATATGTTGATGAAATGCGATCACAAGCATTATTACAACTTAGTCAAATAGGTTTACAGTTTGATGAAAGTAAATCGGCAAATCCTTTTGCATATTATACAGCCGCTATAACTAACTCTTTTACACGTATATTAAACCTAGAGAAAAAGAGTCAAAACATACGTGATGACTTACTTGTGAAACATGGATATAATCCTAGTTACACTAGACAGTTAAATGACTATCTCCAGGCTAAGAAAGCATCGGCACAAAAATGGGGAACTGATGAATCAATTTTACCATTAGAGGTTCCGGAAAAATGAAAAATTTGTTTAAAAAAGTTGCATGTTTTACAGATATACATTTTGGAATGCGAAACAATAGTCGTTTGCATAACGATGATTGTGAAGAATTTATAAAATGGTTTATAACCGAAGCACAAGCAAGGGACTGTGAAACTGCTATATTTTTAGGAGATTGGCATCACCATAGGGCACAAATAAATGTTTCAACATTAAATTATACTATAAGCAATTTGGAACGACTAAGCAATGCGTTTGAAAAGGTGTACATGATTATGGGTAATCATGATCTGTATTACAGAGAAAAACGTGAGATTAATTCGCTTCCATTTGGCAAGGTATGGAAAAATATTGAAATTGTAAATGAAATAGTACAAGATGGTGATGTTGCTATTGTTCCGTGGCTTGTTGAAAATGAATGGAAAAAAGTTGTTAAATTTAAACAACCATATATGTTTGGGCATTTAGAACTTAGCGGTTTTAAAATGAATGCTATGGTAGAAATGCCCGATCATGGAGGACCAGGTATGGGACATTTTCCTAATCAAGAATATGTGTTTACTGGACATTTTCATAAGCGACAAAACAAATCAAATGTGCATTACATAGGTAATGCTTTCCCACACAACTTTGCTGATGCGTGGGATGATGATAGGGGTATGATGATATTAGAATGGGGAGGTGTTCCTGAATACATAAATTGGGTAGACTGTCCACGATATCAAACACTTGATCTTAGCACATTAATGGATAATGCAGATGATATATTAAAATCTAAATCGCATTTAAAAGTCAATTTAGATATAGATATAACGTATCAAGAGGCTAATCAAATTAGGGAAATATACCTAGAAAAATACCCTATTCGTGAACTAACAATGATTCCAAATACAAATACTGATTATACAGAAGACCAAACTACCGATGGTGAATTAGAGTTTGAAACGGTTGACAAAGTGGTACTAAATCAGTTACAATGTATTAAGAGCGAAACAATTAAAGTCGACAAATTAGTAAGCATCTACAATTCGTTATGAATTTACGAAAACATATGGAAATTTTAGATGTCTCGGATCATCTTGGACATACCGGAGATTATGAAATACGTAAGTACCGCGAAGGCGGTGGATACGTACTCTTGGATGTTTTAGGTGATTTTGTCATTATTGAAGAAGACGAAGTAGATAATATATTTTCGATAATTTATAACGATATACATAATGAACAAACACCAAACTAAACGAGTGTTCATAGCACTTGATAATATGTCTGCGACTAAAGCCAGGAGATCTTTCCTTAATGCTTAATATAAAAACATTATCTGTAAAAAACTTTATGAGTATAGGTAATGTAACCCAAGCGGTTACATTTGATGACTCAATGCTAACCTTAGTATTAGGTAATAATTTAGATTTGGGTTCAAACGAATCTCGTAATGGTACAGGCAAAACTACAATTATTAATGCTTTGAGTTATGCTTTATTTGGTGTTCCTTTAACAAGTATTAAAAAGGACAACTTAATAAACAAAACAAATGCCAAAGGTATGATGTGTGCCGTTGAGTTTGAAAAGGACGGACACCTTTATAAAATTGAGCGTGGTAGAAAACCTAATATTTTTAAATTTATTGTTGATGCACATGAAACTGACAATGGCACTACAGATGAAATGCAAGGTGAAGGACGTAATACACAAGCAGAAATAAACAAAGTACTTGGTATTAACGGAACACTTTTTAAACATCTAATTGCACTTAATACATATACAGAACCATTTCTTGCATTGCGAGCTCATGAACAAAGAGAAATGATTGAGCTTATTTTAGGTGTTACTCAACTTAGTGAAAAGGCTGATGTTTTAAAAGAAACTATCAAAGAAGTAAAGTCAAATATTAAAGAAGAAGAATTTAAAGTTAAAGCACAACAAGAAGCAAATGCAAAAATAGAAAAAACAATAGCAGATTTAGAACGTCGTACAACTATTTGGAATAAAAATCAAGATAAAGAAATTAGCGATCTACAATTAGGAATTGACCGTTTAAGCAAAATAGATATTGAAAAAGAACTAAAACAACACGAATTACTAGATGAGTTTAATGCATGGATCACTGCAAAAACTGCCACGAAAAAAGAGCTATCCCTTGCAGAAAAAGCATTGAAACATTCCGACAATGTTCGTACTTCTATTTTAAGTGACCTTGAACAACTAAAGAATAAAAGTTGTCCTCTCTGTAAACAAGATTTACATTCAAATGGTCATGGCACTTTAATTAAGCAAAAAGAAAAACAATTAAAAGACGCCAACGAACAAGTAGATAAAGCACAAAGCGATCACGAATCTGCTACGGCGGCAAGTGTAGTTTTAGGAAATCATATGGAAAAGCCACATGTAAGTTATGGAAATATACAACATGCATATGAACATAAAAGTAACTTAGAAAATCTAAAAGAAAAATTAGAAACAAAACAAAAGGAAACTGATCCGTATGCTGAACAGATTGAAAATTTAAAAGATTCGGCATGGACTGACGTATCTTTTAAAAAACTTAACGAGTTAACTGATGATTTAACTCATAGGGAATTTTTAAAGGATATGCTAACAAAACCCGATTCGTATATACGTAAACTTATTGTTGAACAAAATTTAAAATATCTAAATAGTAAATTACAAAAATACTTGTTAGATCTAGGACTACCACATAATGTTAAGTTTAAAAACGATTTAGATGTAGAAATTACAGAGCTAGGACGTGATTTAGACTTTGATAACTTATCGCGAGGAGAACGTAATAGACTTATACTAGGTTTAAGTTGGGCATTTAGAGATGTGTTTGAAAATCTAAATCATCCTATTAATTTGTTATGTATAGACGAACTTATTGATAGTGGAATGGATACAATGGGTGTAGAAGCAAGTATGGCAGTATTAAAGAAAATGTCAAGAGAACGCAATAAAAACGTATTTCTTGTAAGTCATAAGGACGAATTACAAAGCAGGGTTACAGATATATTACAAGTAACAAAAGAAAACGGATTTACAACATACGAGGTAACAAAGGACTTCGTATTAGAATAAATACAACTATGAAGCAATTTGACGCACATTACTTATTTCAAGCCGCTGGAGATATTATTGATCTTAATGCTTGGGCCCCTGATAATGTTATACAGGAACTTGAAGAATTTCATAAAGATTCGGCAAATATAAAAAATAGCAGAGATCCAAACGAGCTAGGCGCAAAGATAGCATATGAATACTATAAAGCACCTGATTCGTGGGAATTACCTAAAAATGCTACAGATGTAGGATATTTAGAATTTAACACTGGTTCTTTTTTATATCCTCATAGAGATAAGTGGAGAAAGTTACACACAAATTCTGTTAGATGTCTTTGTTTTTTAAATTATACACGCCCAACAGATTATTGTTTTGTTTACGATAATAAAATAGAAGTGTTAGAACCCGGTCGTTGGTATGCGGTTAATACACAAAAAGTACATTATGGCTTTTCGTTTGTTGACGGTGTTAAACATATAGGCATGGCATTACGATTTAACGATAACGAATCTGTTGAGTGGATTCTTGATAAACTAAGTTTTCCACAACCATTACAAACTAAGACACAAGAAAATAAAGATGGTGTCTTGAAACAGTTTTAATGTACTTTATATCTGCACCATTTGGAAATTATTTAAAGTTTAAAAACACAATATCAGTAACAGGTTCGTGGACTTTAGAATCAAGACCAGGACGATTAAAACAAATTGTAAAGACTTTACGGCCAACACGTGGTGGCTGGATAAATAGAATTGGATTACGTAATCCGGGCATACATGTTGGAGTACGTAAACACAAACCTTGGGAAATTTTAAGTTTAGCACAAATAGAAGATAATGACTGGCACAAGATGTATAACATTGTGCCTAGTAACGCATCTGTAGAAATAAACATTTCTTGTCCAAATATTGACAATTTGCATAGTTCATGCAATAATATAAGTAGTACCCAATTTAGTAAATGGACAGAGGATAAAAGAGAATGGTGTATTTGCAAAATACCCCCTACGTATACAGAACAAGAGATAGAATCCGTCCTTGCGAGCGGATACACTCAGATACACGCTTCGAACACGATCCAAACGGAGAAAGGTGGGTTGAGCGGACCGGCGATAGTGCCTTACACATTAAAGATTCTGAAGCTCATAAAGACAAAGTATCCCTCAGTGACCGTTATAGCAGGTGGAGGAATTTACACGAAGGACACAATAAATATGTATAAGGACCATGGAGCAGATCACTTTAGTTTAGGGACTATTTGCTTTACACCGTGGAAGATACAAGGAATAATTTCATGACAGTAGAAAGAACAAACGATGAAGAACTATTATCAGGTATAGTTAAACGAGCATGGAAGCATTCAAATAGCGTAGGTGAAGCACCTGGCATTATTTCTTTAGCCGGGTTTAAAGATGATGGAAATTATCCTGCGTTTATAGATTGGCTTCAAAAAGAGGGAATAAACGTAGATGATGGATTTGACATTGACCGCTCATGCGGGATTGATTCAGGGTTTACATTAGAGGATTTATGGAAAGCACTTGACCCTCCAAATCTTAGTGAACCTGAAATGAGTGTATTGGATATACCCGAAGAAGAAGCAGTTGATGAAGTAAAAGAATCACTTGAAGATTTAACAGCAATAAACGAAGCCGCGGTAGAAGCAGAAGTAGACTCCGGTGCTATAACAATACAAGAGGATGCCGAGTAAAAGTAAAACTAAAGGCAGTTCTTTTGAACGAGAAGTTGCAAAAGAATTATCAGATTTATATAATGAGAGCTTTATAAGAACTCCGTCGTCGGGTGCTTATGTTGGCGGCTCTAATGTCGTACGAAAAGATTTTTTATCCGAGGGACAAATACAGTCTTTCAGAGGAGACATAATACCACCCGACGAGTGGAAATATTTTAACGTAGAATGTAAATCATATGCAGATTTTCCGTTTCACCAGTTTTTATTTGATGGTGAAATTAGGCTATTAGAAGAATGGACAGAACAACTATTAGATGTATCAGAAGAAAAAGATTTGAACTTATTAATACTAAAATTTAACCGCAAAGGCAAATACATAGGCTTCCAAGAATCCCTCCACAATCTCTCTTTTAAAACCCACAGACATACAATATACAAAAACTGGCTTTTCACAGGCTACAACGACTTTTGGCAATTAAACAAAGACTCAGTAAAATACCTTTCGATCAAAGGTAACCCATACGCCCTAAACTGTCAGAAATGACCGGTCGAGGACTAGCGATACTATGAGTACATAGTGTTAGTTCGGATTTCCGTTGGCAATGATCATTAACATGCCCATACATCACGAGATGGGAACGAGCAAGCAATCCTGACGACTTTGGAACTTGCAAGGCTGGTTATAAACTGCCTCCTATAGTTATAACCATTCAGCCTGCGTTGGTATAGTAGACTGTAAAAGGGTACAGCCCAACCGCCTTTTCCTTTAATTAGGTTAGTTAATAGGAGGTGTGCATTCCGAGGGGAATAGGACACTTAGCCATATACAGGCTAAGTGTGGCTTGACACTCGGGGAATAAGTTCTATAAATCAGTTAATATCTATAATAAGTAACATAACAAACAATTTAAACTGAAGATACGGAGTATCTGATAGTTTCGATGAGCAAAGCTCATCGTTTAAGTATGGAGAAAAGATATATGATTAAGATAGCACATAGAGGTAATACTAATGGTAGTAATGATCTTGAAAATGCTCCTGAATATATTGATAAATCTTTAAGTAACGGATACGAAGCAGAAATTGATGTTTGGTATCACAAAGATGGCTTATGGCTTGGACACGACAATCCTAAGTACATGATAGACTTTTCGTGGTTACAAGATAGACAAGATCGATTATGGTGTCATGCTAAAAATTTCGAGGCTTTAAATAATTTACTTTCATATCAAAAGATAAATGTATTTTGGCACCAAGAAGATAATTATACTGTTACGTCTCAAGGATACATATGGGCATATCCAGGACAATCAGGTAATGACGCTCGCACAATAGCAGTAAAACCAACACCCTCAATGAAATTAGGCGACTTCTATGGAGTCTGTTCTGATGATTTCACACAACTTGAAATATGAAAAAAGTAGCAGTATGTTTTAGTGGACAACCTCGGTTTGCAGATATAGGATGTTTATTCAATCGAAAATATTTTGAAACTGAGGAAACCTCTGTTGATTATTACTTACATACATGGGATACTCAAACAGTAGCCGAAGTCGTTGTAAAACATGATTTAGAAAAATTAAAACGAGATTTAAATGATTGTTATCCTTTTAAACGTATAGAAATTACAGGGTATAATATTATAGACGAATGGCTTGAAGAAAATCCAGATTGTTGCTATTGGGGAGATCCTGAAAAACAAGAAACAGAACATGAAATTGGACATGCAGGAAATTATCAAGCATACGGCATGTTTTTTAGTGCATATAATAGTTTTAAATTATTAGAAGATAATTACGACATTGTATATAGAATGCGATTAGATTGTGCTATAAACTATAATGCGGCCGCTCCCATTGAAGATGCAATAAGTTGGGCAAAAAATAAAGAGCCTGATGGCATGTATACAACAGATATGACTTTAAAACGTGGCAAAACAAAAATTGTAGATATAGTATACTTTGGAAGTCATAGTGCTTCAAAAATGTTATATGAACCTATTCTAGATATTATGAAATTTTGTATAACAGATCCTAAAATAAAAGAAAGACATTTTCATACACATACTGGATGGTCACATATCTACAAATATTCAAATGTAAAATTACGTACATACAAAAATCCATTACCTCATAAATTAATAAGAGAACCTGCAACTAAAATACCTAAGGAAGAAATGTCTTGGAAAGCAATGGCTAAAGTTTCTCAAAAATGGGATGGTATAAATGCTCATTGGAGTAATACTCGTAGAGACTATGATATGCCGTCTACTTTCTAGAATTTTCCTGCATTTGTTTATTTAATTTCTCATTACGTTCATTAACAACTTCAATTAATAGTTTTCTTTCCTTGGCACTCATTTTTGTCACATCTTCGTATGATACCGTACCTTCGGTATTAACAACTAGTTCTAATAAACCTTTAGTAAATTGATCGCTTTCGGTCCAAAACTCCTCAACTAGCGAGTCGATGTTATCCCATCCTGCGTCAAGAAGCCTTATCCGAAAAAAGATATTGGATCCATGCTAATCCTGGTATTATATTTGTGCGAACATGCCCGGCATTCTGCGTTATAATCAATGTCGGTACCAGAATTATTTAAGTCGTCAATTTTACTATTTAGAGCATCAAACTCAACTTTTTTAATATTCCTCAACCAGTCTTTAACATGATCTTTATTTGAAACATGATTACCATCAGGCATTTCAATTTTAACAATATTTTCTCTTAATGTTTCAAATTGCATTGTAGTAACATTATGAGCAAATGATTTTAATAATTCTTGTTGCCTTTCTTCGGGTTCTTTGTTTTCAACCGCAAGTTTATTAAGCAACATTCTATACTGAAGTGCCGCTACTCCTTGTTTTGTTTGTAATGCAACTGTTGAGGGTTTTAAAAATACTTTTAGTTCGTTTATGTTTACAAAAGTTTCCGCAGGCATTTCTCTAATGTTAGCAATTATATCAGGAAGTTTAAATGAATAATCTGTATTTTCACGACAAGTTGGACATTCGCTAGAAACTGTAAGATCATCACCATATGTAACAAATCTTGCAGTAACCATAATAACATCAGCATCGGCTATTGTAGTTTCTTCTGGATTATGAATATCAGGGGCACAACTAGCAACAATTCGCTTTAGTGCTTCTCCATTTAATAATGCATCAGGATTTTTAAGCCACAGCTCATCTTCTGCTGTCATTGGATAAATTGCTAATTCCCCTTCTACTGAAAGTTTAGGAGGAACTGAATAGAACATACCTTTACTAGGTAACTTGATAAAAGCACCAGGCGCCCTAAAGTATTGTTTTAAGGGGTTTTCCATAGAATAAATATAAGAAAGTGTTCAATCGTATTTATAAGGACGAAAATGCCACGAGTTTCAATGTCAGCATTAGAACAGGGAGTAGACTATCCTGAATGGGCTAATGAGCAAACATTACAAGAATTAGTAGAAGCAATAAAAGGTGTAAGAAGTACCTCTGTTGATGAAGGCAATCAAACACAACAGGCAATTACTAAAGGTACTAGAGCAACTGTTCAAGCAATAAAATCTGGAGGTGCTTTTGGTGGTGGATTAAATCCAGCGAACTGGATAAGCGGCTTTGGTAAGTTAATTACGGGAGCAACTGGACAATTAGGAAAACTTATTAGAAACCTTGATAAAGTAGATGGTTCATTTAAAAGTTTATCACAACTTGTTGATGATGGTACAGGTATATTTGCAACTGCCATGACAATGATGGATGGATATGTTAGACGTGTTAGAGATTTATCAAATGTTGGACTTGGTTTAAGTGGGGAAATGACACGAATTGCACAAGCGGCCGCGAGTTCTAGGTTGACAATTGATGCTTTTAATAGTATACTAATAGAGAATGGCATAACTATTCGAAATCTAGGAGACTCTGCAATAGAGTCTGCACAACGATTTGGTGCCTTATCAGAGGAACTTACAATAAATTTAGCTCAAATGGGTATGTATGGCATGCGACAAGAAGAGTTAAATGATTTATTAGTTGGGCAATTAGAAATACAAAGAATGCAAGGAATCCAAGGAGACTTAGCCGCAAATCGGGCTAGAGATGCAATATTAGCAATGGCTGACGAAGCAACTGCAATGGCACAGATTACAGGTAGAGATAGACGAGAAATATTGTTAGCACAACAACAAGCAGGTTCTGGTGTACCGTTGCAAACTTATCTAGCACAAATTCAAGCCCAGGGCGGAGATACTGCCGCAGTTCAAAGACGCCAACAAGAATTAGTTGGAATATTAACTTCTCAGTTTGGCGAAGACGGTACAGAAATAGCCAATCAAATTACTCAAATGGTAACTACTGGTTTAGGATTAGCAGGATCCAGTGAAGATATGAAACAACTGGTTGCGGCCACTGATGTAACAATGGAAGGCTTAGAACAAATGATGCAGTATATAAAAGATGGCACAGGTACATCTGCATTAGCCTCTGCAAGACGGTTTAATGAAGAAATAAAATCTGGTCGCGAGTCAGAATATTATATACAACAATCAATGTTTAATGATGGTATAAAGTTACACATGAAACTAGGTACTGTTCAGAGAGCAGTAAACGAAGAGGAACTAGCCGCTATTAGAGCCCGAATAAAAGAGGGTGATACTGTAACTAAAATGGCACTAGGTGCAGAGAGTGCAATTAAAGGTACTGTTAGTACATTGAAGGCCATGGGATTTGAAACTGCAGAAACATTAACATCAATGTTACAGGATATAGGAAAAGAAACAGGATTAACCGAGCAAGCCGTGCTTGATTACTTAATTAAGACTCCAAATCGGATGAAAGGGTTAGCAGATGATTTTTTTGGTGCATCAGGGATGGATTTAAATACACAACTTAGAGCCCAGGCGCAATCACTTGGAGAATCAGAATTTATACAAATGTTATTTAAAAGTAAATCTACCAACGGTGTTGGAATAGCCCCTACTGCTACCGTTTCAGGAACTGGTACTGAAAATCAAGTAGCATTATCTGAAAATACTTCAGCATTACTAAAATTAAATGAAAACTTTTCAAACTTTTTAGGAAGGTTGGGTAGAGACATAGAGGCTCTGACTGGTGGAATTAAGGAACAAGTTAAAGCGGCAATTGAAACAACAAGTACAGTTCAAGAGAATACACGACTTCAGAGATCTAATGCACAACAAGACCGAGCTTTACGAGATTACTTCTCTAACTAAAACAATAAATACAACAAATAATCAAGGTTAACCATGGCTGGATGGAGAAAGCACTTTAGAAGTGCTAATATAGAAAAATTACAACAAAAAACGTCAGGTACACAATTATCGAACTCGCATAATCGCTTTCATAGTTGGTTACCAGAAGTATATACTGGACAACCAAACCGTGTTGAACGTTATATGCAGTATGATCAGATTGATGTTGATAGCGAAGTAAATGCCGCACTTGATACATTATCTGAATTTTGTACGCAACAACGTAACAACGATCATATGGCTTTTGAGTTTAATTTTAAAGACGAAGCAACTGAAGCCGAAATTGATGTACTCAAAAAAGCATTAAAACAATGGTCAAACATTAATGATTGGGATACACGTTTATGGAGAATGTTTCGTAGTACATTAAAGTATGGAGATCAATTTTTTATTCGTGATCCAGAAACATACGAATGGACATGGGTTAATCCAGCAGATGTTTCTAAAGCAATTATCAACGAAGCAAAAGGTAAAGAGATAGAACAATATATTGTACGTAATTTACAACTAAATTTACAAGAAAAAACTGCTAGTGAAATTATATCGCACTCAGACAATTATTCTAGTATGCAAACAATGCAACAAGGCGGTATAGTACAAAATCAACAATATCAAAACGCATCACAAGCTCTTTCCGATTCAATTAAAGAATATGGTGTTGATGCAGAGCATATGATACATTTAAGTTTAACTGAAGGGTTAGATTCAAACTGGCCGTTTGGACAAAGTGTATTAGATGCTGTTTATAAAACATATAAGCAAAAAGAATTACTTGAAGATGCTATTATAATTTACAGGGTACAAAGAGCACCTGAACGTAGAGTATTTTATATTGATGTAGGAAACATGCCTTCGCATAAAGCAATGGGTTTTGTTGAACGTGTTAAAAATGAAATACATCAAAGACGTATTCCATCACGTACAGGTGGTGGAGCAACTGTTCTAGATGCTAGTTATAATCCACTTAGTGTTATGGAAGATTATTTCTTTGCACAAACTGCTGAAGGGCGTGGTTCAAAAGTAGAAACATTACCGGGTGGAGAAAACTTAGGACAGATAGACGACTTAAGATATTTTACAAATAAAATGTTAAGAGCATTAAGAATTCCAAGTTCATATTTGCCTACAGGTCCAGATGATGGAACGGCTAGTTTTGTTGACGGACGAGTAGGAACTGCATTTATTCAAGAATTTAGATTTACAAAATATTGTCAACGATTACAATCATTAATGGCACCCGAATTTGATAGAGAGTTTAAGTTGTTTTTAAAGTTTAGAGGTGTTAATGTTGATAGTAGTTTATTTGATTTAGTATTTGTAGAACCACAAAGTTTTTCGGAATATAGAGAAATAGAACTTAACCAACAACGAGCAAATGTATTTGGTGCATTAGCAGAAGTACCATTCTTAGCACGTAGATTTACTCTTAAGAAGTACTTAAATCTTAATGAAGATGAGATTGTTGAAAATGAAGAAATGTGGGCAGAAGAAAACCCAATACAGGCTGGAGTAACACCAGGTGGTGACGCAGAGGCAGTTGATAATTTAAGTGCAGTCGGTGTACGACCAGTTGATACAGAAATGGAGCCAGGACTAGATGACATGGCTGATGCAGAAATGGATGCTGAAGCACCTGTTGAGGGTGGATCCGAAAGTCCGATATCAGGAGCGGAACAACCGCCACCTCCAGAACCAGGAGCAGTACAATGAAAATATTTGAATTTTATGAAGCCGACGAAGATAAACGAGTTAAGCAACAACCAAGCGATACTCGTAAGGTAAGACTTACTTTGCGACATTTAAATAAATTACGCAAAATGCAAGAGATTAAAAAAGTAGATCTTATTAAAAGAAAAGAATTTTTTGATAAAATTTATTCACGCCCTATGGCCCCAGAATCTATGTAGTAATGTCAAATCATGTTATTGTTGCAGGTCCTGCATTTGTAAGTGCAAATTTATTATGTAGGATATTACAAACCTCCCCACAAGTTTATTTTGCTAATCCCGAAGATCGTTTTACACATATATTTGAATCAGAAAAATTTATTGATAGTAAAATAACTATTGATTCAAGTGTTAATTGGGATTCCGGTAGTTCATTAGAATCATTGTACTCACACAATTTTAACGACACCGGCGATAGTATTCGTTCTAATCATCGTATAACAGTTGATGAAATATTACAATTTGAAAAACATTTTCCTCCCAATACACAACAAGTTTATTTTATACATGCTAGAAGAATATTTGATAACGATGATATTGTTCAACTGTTAAGTGACAATAGATTTGTAATAAATGTTTATTTAAATCCTATGCATGAACTTTCATTACAAGCCATAAAAATTTTTATGGATAGATGTTTTTTCCACATACCAGGTTGGACCGACGGGGGAGGGCACAAAGAAATAATTAATGACTGGTCAGACAACGATTATTTTAGTACAATTAGTAATATGTTGTATCACATGTTAGAATTTACGTGGCCACACAATTATGGATTAGCTCCTGAGGCTATTCCAATATTACAACAACATGATAAAATAATAAATGTGCCAATGATGGATATTTTAGATATTGATAAAGTAATGTTATTAAGCCAGCGACTTAATTTAAAGTTGGATTATAATGTTGTTAAGAGTATAATAAATGCATATATTAGACTTAACAAATATGAAAAATATCCATTAATTTACCCTAATTTAGATATGTTTAAGCATACTAAAATGTATAAAAAACATATAAGAGACCACAATGGTATTGAAATTGATAGTGTTATACAGGAGGTTGATAATAACGCTATTATTAACAAACTTATAAACAACGCCGAAATAAGGACAGATTTGATTAGTCAGAATATGCGTATAGGAGAAGTTTATGACGATTTTACTAACATTTATGAGTTATTTTTAATAGCAGTTAGATTAGCAGAAGAATTTAAATTTCATAAGGCACTTAAAAATAGTAATAAAACAGACAGATCACTGTTAAAAACACATGAATTTTACCCACTTTTTGAAAAGAAAATTACAGAGCTTACCAATAAAAATTCAAAAATAATAAAAAATCTTCCAAAACTCGCCGTTTTTTAGCCGTTTTAGTACACTTTTGATTTCATATATTAAATAAACATATACAACAATTTTGTTATAGGAGTTGTTATGACTACACGAGATAAATTAGAAAAGGTCCTCGAATACATTATAAACGAGGAAACGGACAAAGCAAGCGACCTTCTTCATGATGTATTTGTGGAAAAGGCTCGTGGAATTTATGAGAACCTCGTTGCCGAAGATGAAGTCACTGAAGACGAAATTCTTGATGAAAAGAAAGAAGAAGTCGACGAAGATTCGGAACAAGTAGACGAGGCAAGCAAAGACGAAGACAAAGACGATAAAGAAGACGTAGACGAAGCAATCGTTAGGAATCCTGAACAGGATTTTACTGACGAAGTAACTAATGCAGTTGATTCGGACTTAGAAGAAATTGAGTCAGAAGAAATGTATAGTGAAGACGAAATGGACGACGAAGAAGAAATGCCAATGGACGACGCCGAAGGCGGAGAAGAAACTGGCGACCCAGAAGTTGACCAGGCGTTCGTAGATGCTGAAGAAGCATTAGATCGCTTAAAAGCAGAGTTTATGGAATTAGTCGGTGGTGCTGAAGAAGAAGTACCAATGGACGACGAAATGCCAATGGATGCCATGGATGCAGAAGAAGAAATGCCTGAAATGGAATCAGTTGAGCAGGACGGAGTTGCTGAAACAGTTGAGGAAGATTTCGAAGAAATCGAAGAAGCCGCAAATATGGTAGCAGTTAAAGATCCTAGTGATCCAGTTGGTGCCGACGGTGGAGCTCAAAAGTCTCCCGTAGCAGGTAAAAATGATATGGGTGGAAAGGCTGTTAATATGGCTAATTCAGGATCCGAAGGTGATCATGGTGTAGGTAGTGTTTCCGAAGATACAGCAGGAAATGTCAACCAGCCAGGTAATAAAGCACCTAAAGGTTCGTCAGAGTCAGCAGACAATGTAGAACATGCAGACAATAAAAAGAGCCCAATGGGATCTTAAGGATAAACAATGAAGTTAATTGAAAAGTTGAGTTTTGAACAAGCCGCGATAAACGTAGAAACTGTCACAGAAGGTGAAGGATCTGACAAGAACCTTTTCATGAATGGCGTTTTTATTCAAGGTGATGTTAAAAATCAAAACTCCCGGGTTTACCCAATTAATGAAATTGCCTCCGCAGTTCAATCACTGCAGGAAAAAATTAACCATGGGTTTTCAGTGTTAGGCGAAGCAGATCATCCGGACGATTTAACGGTTAATCTGGATCGTGTAAGTCACATGATAACCGAAATGGGTATGAAAGGCTCAGATGGCGTAGGTAAACTTAAAATTTTACCAACGCCGATGGGTAATATAGTCAAGACTTTGCTAGAATCAGGTGTTAAACTTGGTGTAAGTTCTAGAGGAAGCGGTAACGTTTCCGAAGGAGGCAAAGTTAGTGATTTTGAAATTGTAACTGTAGATATTGTTGCTCAGCCGAGTGCTCCAGATGCATATCCAAAGCCAATTTATGAGGCTTTGCAAAATATGAATGGTGCTAATATTTTAACTAGGTTAGCAGAAGCGACAACGCACGATAGGCGAGCTCAATCGCATTTACAGAAACAAATACTTGGGTTTATAAATGAACTCAATAAGTAGGAGAGAAATATAATGGCTAATAATGCAATAGAAGACCTGTTAGGTTCCGAGGCACTCTCCGAGGATGCAAGGACATCCATCCAGGAAGCATGGGATTCTAAACTTACAGAGCAAAAAGAGGCTATGAAAGCCGAATTGCGTGAGGAGTTTAGTCAACGATATGAGCATGATAAATCTCAAATTGTTGAAGCAATGGATAATATGCTTTCGGATGCAATTAAAGTAGAAATTGAAGAACTTGCCGAGGATAAAAAAGGCTTAGTTGACAGTCGTGTAAATTATACGAAATCTGTCAAAGAACATGCCAATATCCTTGATAAATTCGTAACCGAATCTCTTGCAAACGAAGTAAAACAACTTCGTACTGATCGCAAGGCTAGTGGAGAAAACTTCGCTAAGTTGGAAAGTTTTATTGTTAAGAACATTTCCAAAGAACTTAACGAATTCCACACCGATAAACGAGCGGTTGTAGAGCAACGAGTTAAATTGGTTAGAGAAGGCAAGGCTTTAATTGCCGAGACAAAGCGTGATTTTGTTAAAAAGGCCGCTGAAAAAGTTGAAGGTATTGTAGCAGGTGCTTTAAAGGGCGAAATTAATGCTCTTAAAGAGGACATTGAAACAGCCAAAAAGAACAACTTTGGCAGGAAGATATTTGAATCTTTCGCGGCAGAATTCTTAACAAGTCATCTTGCAGATGGAACAGAAGTCAAAAAGTACCAAAACAGGGTAGAAGATTTAGAGTCAAAACTTAATGAAAGTAATAATACTCTACAAAAAGCAATCGATGAAATTAAAACATCAAATGCAAAAATTAAAATCGCTGAGGACTCCGCAAAACGCGAAAAAGTTTTAAGTGAATTATTAAGCCCACTGGCAAAGGGTAAAAGAGCTCTCATGGGCGAACTGTTGGAGAGTGTCCAAACAGATCAACTTAGAGGTTCTTATCAAAAGTACTTGCCTGGTGTATTAAATGAAGAAACTGCTGTTTCTGCTAAGAAGATGAAGAGGCAGGAAGCAAATAAGCAAAAACTTAATGAAAACACTAAAGTTATAAAAGAATCAGAAACGCAATCAAGGCGGACCGTGGTAACCGGGAATAAACCCATCCACATTAATCCAGATACCAGCGATGCAAAAGCTGAGATTTTAAACCTGCAAAAATTAGCAGGTATGAAGTAAAAAACAGAGAAAAGTAGGAGAATATAATGGCAGACGCAATTTTTGAGTCAAATTGGCAACAAACAAAAGAGGCTCTCTGCGACGGTCTACAAGGCAACAAAAAAGTTGTCATGGAAACAACCTTAGAAAATACACGCTCCCAGTTGATGGAGACAGCAACCGCTGGTGCTTCACATGCTGGTAACGTTGCAACATTGAATAAGGTTATTTTACCGGTCATCCGCAGGGTTATGCCTACAGTTATTGCTAACGAAATAATCGGAGTCCAACCAATGAGTGGACCCGTAGCACAGATACATACGTTAAGAGTACGATACTCAGACACCGATAATGGTGGAACTGCAGGTCAAGAAGCTCTTAGTCCGTTTGATATCGCAACAAATTATTCAGGTGCACCAGGATCATCGGCCGCACCGAGCCCAACAGCAGATTTAGAAGGGGTTGCCGGTAACAGGCTATCCATTCAAGTCTTAAAGCAAACAGTCGAAGCTCAGTCACGCAGACTGTCCGCTCGTTGGACTTTTGAAGCCGCACAAGATGCACAATCCCAGCATGGGCTTGATGTTGAAGCAGAGATTATGGCCGCTTTAGCACAAGAGATTACAGCAGAGATTGATCAAGACATTCTTGGCAGTTTAAGAACATTGTCCGGAACGGCCATTGGTACATACGACCAAGGTTCCGTATCTGGTACAGCCACATATGTTGGCGACGAGCATGCCGCTTTAGCAGTTCTTGTAAATAGAGCCGCTAACTTGATAGCTCAACGCACACGTCGTGGTGCAGGTAACTGGGTAGTTGTTTCACCAACTGCTCTTACAGTATTGCAAAGTGCAACAACTTCAGCGTTCGCAAGAACAACTGAAGGTACTTTCGAAGCACCAACTAATACAAAATTTGTTGGTACATTGAACAGTTCAGTTCGTGTTTATGTTGACGCATACGCAACTGACAGCACAGACATCCTCGTTGGTTATAAAGGACCAGGCGAAATGGATGCGGCATCTTTCTATTGCCCATACGTTCCGTTGATGAGCTCTGGTGTTGTACTTGATCCGACTTCGTTCGAACCAGTCGTAAGTTTCTTAACCAGATATGGTTATGTTGAACTTTCAAACTCAGCATCATCCTTGGGTAATGCTGGCGACTATCTTGCAAAGATCGCAATCAACACAACAAACCTTTCATTCATTTAAGGTTTACTACAAAAGGTACTGTTTCGGCAGTACCTTTTTTTATGACCATTATTTCTTAAAGATAAATAATTACAATATAAAGAATGATTTAATTATGACTTCAGTAATAGTACCATATCCGAGCTCAGCACCGAGCAATTTAGAAGTAGGCACATGTAGTAATATGGTGTTGCCTGCTGGTAATACTGCTTCTCGTTGTGCTTCAGGTAGTACACTAAAAGGTGGTTCGTTAAGATATAATAATGAAACATATGCAGTAGAATATTTTGATTCTGATCCATCTTCATGTACTTGGAAATCAGTAGCACACACAACTGGTTTAGCCCTTAATTGTTTAACAGATGTTGTTACTGCAACTGCATCTGCAGGAAATGTATTAGTAGGGCAAGGAAGTTGCTATACCGCAAAAGCAGTTTCAGGAGATATAACTCTTGCTTCTAGTGGTTGTATGACTGTTAGCACAGGTGTTATATGCGATCAAATGTATAATCCAATTGACAGTAACACTGATTATCTAGTAGTTGTTGATGCAACTGATAATGCATTTAAAAAAGTATTAGCATGTGATTTTTCAGTTTGTTGTGCTACAACTGCTGGCTCAACTGGTGGTTCATCAGGAACTGCTGATAAACTTACAACGGCTAGAACTATTGGTATGACAGGAGATGTTGTATGGACTTCAAGTGGGTTTGATGGATCAGGAAATGTAACAGGAACAGCAACAATTCAAGCAAATTCGGTTACACTTGGTACTGATACTTCCGGTAACTATGTTGGAACATTAACTGCTGGAACCGGACTAACATCTTCAGGAGCAACTACCGGAGAAAATGTTGCCCATTCTTTAAGTGTAGATGCCGCACAAGCAGGTATTACAAGTGTTGGTACATTAACAAGTTTAACAATGGGCGGAACAATTAAATTACATGGTGCAACTAGCGATCCTGCAGGAACTGAAGGAATGATGTATTATAAAACAGATACTTGCAAGTTCAGAGGATACGCTAATGGAGCATGGACAGATTTACATTAGAGATATAAATGAAACATACAGAAAAAATAGCAGGCGAATATAGTATTGATTCAACATGTGTAACAATAATAAGTGACACAAATTCAACAAGTACAACAACCGGTGCGTTAGTTGTTGCAGGTGGAGTTGGTGTTACTAAAGATATTTGTGTTGGAGGTAATTTATATGCCACTGGTAATACAGTTATTGGTGATGCTAATACTGATTCTGTTTGTTTTACTGCTGATGTAATATCACATATTATACCCGATACAGATGAAACCTATAATTTAGGTTCTGCGCCACAAAAATGGAATTGTGTTTTTGTTAAAACAATAGCCGCAGGTATTATTAGTGCAACAGATACAACGAATTCAACTAGCACAACCACAGGTGCTATTACTAATGCTGGTGGACTTGGAGTTGCTTGTGATGTATATATTGGTGGTGCCATCACTGTCGATAGTACTACTAATTCAACTAATGGTACAACTGGCTCAATACAAACAGATGGCGGACTTGGAGTTACTTGTGATGCATACATTGCTGGTGCCATTACTGTTGACAGTACTACTAATTCAACTAGTGGTACAACTGGCTCAATACAAACAGATGGAGGAATTGGAGTTGCTTGTGATGCATACATTGCTGGTAAATTAACAATGAGCAATGTTGTTCAACTTCATACTGCCACAAGTGATCCAGCAGGTGCCGAAGGCCAAATGTATTATAAATCCGATACTTGCAAATTTAGAGGATATGCTAACGGTGCATGGACAGATTTACACTAGGATAATCACTAATGACTGACATCACTTCTTGTATTTGCGGTGATTATAATTTAACCGCAGATAAATTATGTCTTAAGACAACAACAAATTCAACAAGTACTAGCACAGGTGCCTTAGTAATGCTAGGTGGAGCCGGTATTGCATGTGATGCNTGGATTGGTGGTGACATTAATGTAGCAGGAGACATGACAGTCTCCGGTACTCTTACTTGTAATACANTTCAATCAGCCACAGTTTATACCGCAACTCAAAATACTAATGCAACATCAGGAGTAACCGGTTCTTTAATAGCCTGCTCAGGAGGCTTAGGTGTTAAATGCGATGCGTATATTGAAGGACATNTTATATCAGAAAGTAAAATATATACTGAAAATACTACAAATGCAACANCTACAACTGATGGGTCTATACAAACCGATGGCGGAATTAGTGTAGTATGCGATATAAAAGTTGGTGGAAATGTTACTGCTGATTGTTTCATTGGTGATGGAAGTAACTTAACAGGTATTACAGGTGGTTCAGGAACAGGCTATCTTTGCAAATATTCAGGACATGATGTTTGTTATTGTACTGATGGTACACTTACTATAACAAANACAACCCAATCAACAAGTTCAACAACAGGTGCNTTTATGGTATCTGGTGGTGTAGGCATTGCATGTAATGCACATATTGGTGGAACATTAGTTGCTAATACTTTATGTATTTCATGTTGTTTGATTACAACTGCATCAGGCACATTTAATATAAATGCAGGAAATTATATTTGTCTTAACGCCGCTGGTGAAACAAGAGCGTGTTCGCCTATTGGTTTAGCAGTATGTACAGTTACCGCTTTAAATGCTCTAGGCGCACCAAGTGCAGGAGCAATAGCATATGCATGTGATGCAACAGACGGATCTAGTAATGCTCAACCTACTCCAGTATTTTATGATGGCACTAATTGGCTTAGATTTGATACTAGAGCTACGGTGGTGAATACATAATGAGCGACATATTAGATGAATTAAAAGCACTAGAAGAAGAAGAAATTGCAAACGGTCTTGATATGACTGCTCAAGAGGAGTATATCGTGACATTAAAAAAAGATGCAGATGCAACAGATTTTCATGATAAAATGATTCGTGATTCAGCCTCCCTTTCCGATACAGGACAAATACCAACAAGAACTATAGATACTGTAAATAGACGAGAAAAAAGTAATTGTAATACACATTATAGCATGTCTTTAGAAGAAGTGCGAGAGTTACGTAAAGATCCTAGAGTCGACGATGTGCAAATTCCATTTGAAAACGATCCCCATCAAAATATAGGATTATGTCATTATAGAGGTACCCAAGGAGCAGTAGGGTGGGCACCAACTGATATGAATTTTGATAGGAGTCCATCGCAAGCATGGGATGTAAATTGGGGTTTACGTTCTATGACTACAACTGCTGGAGGATGGAATAGTAACTCTACAGAACTTACTGGAAAGTATGGTTATAACTTGACAGGTAAAGGAGTAGATGTTATAATTCAAGACACAGGTATAATAGGAGATCATCCCGAGTTTGCAATTAATCCTGATGGCACAGGTGGTTCAAGATACGATAGCACATATCATTGGTGGAATGCATTAGGTATTAATATGCCTGGTGGTTATAGTTATGATGGTTATCATAATGATAGTTACGGACATGGATCTCATGTTGCTGGAATAGCAGTAGGTAATACTTGTGGATGGGCAACAGAAGCAGGTATATGGTCACAAAAAATTCAAGATGCCGCATATGTTTCTCATGCATATAGTTTTGATATGATAGAAGCATTTCATACACAAAAAACAGCCCAGGCATCAACTGGATATAAACGACCTACAGTAGTAAATCAAAGTTGGATTATTTTAGAGCATTATTGGAATATGACAATACATGCATGGAGATATGGTGATTATCCTTATGATTCTGGTCAGGCTTACAGATTTGCTGAAGCAGGATATACATCAGGAAACCAACGTAAAGAATTTTTTGGTGAAACAGGATACGAAGATACAGATGATCCATCTAATTATTGGGTGCATCCGCGAGTTAGATCAGATATAAAAGCAGATATGGAACAATGTATGGATGTTGGAGTAATTTTTGTAGCCGCCGCAGGTAATGAATATCACAAAATAGATGTTGCATATAACGATACTGATGGTTGTCCGAGAAAATTAAATATGTCAGATTTAGGTAGAGACTGGGCAACCGAATACGGAACTGTTAGTAGAGGCTCAATAAAACATATGCAAGGTGGCTCCCCAGGTTCGCATTGGAATGATAATGGAATGATGCCTGTTTGTGTTGGAGCAATCGCTGATACTAATAAACCTGGAACAACAACAGAGAAAAAAGCAGATTATTCAAATAGTGGACCTAGAATAGATGTATGGGCCCCCGGAACTAATATTGCAGGACCTGTAAATGCCGCAAATAGTTCCTGGACCGACCCTAGAGATTCTAGTTACCATTGGAAATCATTAAGTGGTACAAGTATGGCAAGCCCACAAGTATGTGGTATGGTTGCTTGTTTACTTGAAGCCAATCCTCATTGGAATCAAAAAAATGTCCGTGATTTTGTACGATCAGAATGTCATAAATCCGGAGCAATTCACCAAGGTACTACAAATACTCCCGCAGATAGGTATGGCGCAGGCCCCACAGCAGCCTGGCTCGGTGGCGGCCAAGATTATACTGTTACAGACAGCCTACATGGCGGACATAACCGATACGCCAACATGCCCTTTAAAGACGGATCCTGGACTATAGAAATTACATAATAATATTTTGCAATAAATAGTATTATGGAACAAGAATATGTAGTTACTCTGAAGAAAGATTGTGACCCGTCAGAGTTCTTTGATCAAATGACAAAAGACACATCGGGGCTCAAAAACTCTGATACAAGTTTAGCCAGTATTCCGGATAAACCTATTGATTGGGTTGATAAACGACCGGGAAGTAAACGAAATACAGAGTATGCATTATCACATTTAGAAGCCGCAGAATTAAGAAATGATTCGCGAGTACTAGATGTACAATTAAAACAGGAAATATTAAATATGCCTGTTACGACTCTTGGAAAATATGAAGATGCACAATTTCATAGAACTTCAGGAGGTTCTGATATAAAAAATTGGGGATTACGTAGTTGTTCTTATACTAATAATACTGATGCATTTGGAGGTGTTAATAGTACAAGTATAACCGCTGATCATGATTATGCATTAGATGGCACAGGTGTTGATGTAGTTATAATTGATACAGGTATAACTGCCGGGCATCCAGAGTACACAGTTAATCCTGATGGTACTGGTGGATCTCGAATACAAGAAATAGATTGGTATACGGAATCAGGAATTTCTGGTTCTCAAAATGCTAATTTTTACAGCGATCAAAACGGACACGGAAGTCATGTAGCAGGAACAGCCGCAGGTAATACACACGGCTGGGCAAGAGGTGCAGACATATATGCAATGGCTACATTATCAAATACGTATGCAATTAGTTCATATACTTGTTTTGAATTAATTAGAGGATGGCATAATAATAAATCAGGTCCTAATGCAGGTAGACCTACTGTTTGTAATAATAGTTGGTCATATTATACTAATGCTTTGCAACCTGTTTATGGAACTTATAGAGGAACAGATTGGACTTATGAATATACTGGATCACATGGTGATTGGGGTGCTGGTAGTTATACTGGAAGTGATTGGCCAAGTCCAGCAGAATTAGAAAATAGAGGAATAGGTGTAAGTAGTACTCATGGTAATTTTGTTTCATCAATTGATGCAGATGTACAAGATTGCATAGATGATGGAATAATAATGTATAATGCCGCTGGCAATAACAAGTATGTAATTGTAGGTTCAGGGCATATTGATTATAATAATTGGTATTTTGACAAATATTATAATAGTATTAAGTATTATCATAGAGGTGGTACACCAACAACATCAACAGCAAATATAGGACTTGTTGGTAATGTTGAAGGATCATATCTATCGTCAGGTGGAACATGGTATGAGCAAACTAGATATTCGTCAACTAAAGGCGCAAGATTACATATATGGGCACCAGGATCAAATATTATGAGTCCTTATATAAGTGGCTACAATGATCCAAGAAATTCTAGTTATAAAGTTACTGCATTATCAGGTACAAGTATGGCAAGTCCGCAAGTAACTGGAGTAATTGCTTGTATGTTACAACTTCATCCTACTTGGACACAAGATGATGCTAATCAATGGCTCATTGATGAAGGTATAGCAAATAGATTATATTCAACAGGATTAGATGATGATTATAATAATGACGATAGTATATGTGGTGCACCAAATAGATATTTAAGAATGCCTTATATAGAACCGTATCATAGTATGATTACAAGTTAGGAAATAAAAAATGGCAATAAATTTAAATCATCAATTAAACAAAATCAGTAGTAGCAGTCAAGTTTTAACTGTTGATCAAAATGGTGCTATTATATTACCTGTTGGTACAACTTCGGGGCGTTCGCAAACAGGTGTTGCAACTGATGGATCTTTAAGATTTAATAGTGATACAAATCAATTAGAACATTATGGTAATGCTACTTGGAAAAATGTGGTTTCATATGATTCAAGTGTAACTCCGGCGGCAGGATATTACTTAACATATGATACAGTTTCGTCAAGTTTTAAACCGTCAACGACTTCGTTGCAATCACAAATAGATGAAAGTGCTATTGCATTTGCAATAGCGTTAGGAGGATAGTAAGTGGGATCTTTTTCATATTTTAATCCTAATATTAATTATAACAATAAGAGGCAACTAACTCAATCGGGTGTTGATCTTACTCAAATTAATCAGAACATTGTACCTATTGACCACGACTCATATTGTATTGGTTTAGACGGAGTCGGGAGCGATGGTAATACAAATCAATGGAAATGTGTTTATACAGTTGGTGTAAAAACAGCCAATATTGATGTTGGAACAATTTGTGCTTCTACAGCAGTTTGTACAGATATATTATGTATGGGTGCAGAAAGTGTTTCCGAAACCGATATTGCAAAAATTAATGGAATTACAGATGGTACAGTAGCCGGTAATAATGCTCTTGTTGTTGATGCTAATAAAGATATTGCTACATTGCGAAATGTTAGTATGGATGGTACTCTTACAGTATGCGATACTGTTTTATCATCTGATTCAACAGGTGTACTTAATATAGGTACATCAGGGTGTGCTACAAACGGAACACTAGGTGTTGGTATTGAATCATTATGTGATATTCCTGCAAGTCCTAGTAGTAATCAAAATCTTATTTGGACAGGTAGTGCTTTTGCATGGTGTGATGCAGGAGTTGCTATTAATGTATGTGAAATAAACGATCCAGTTTCAAATACCATAGTAGCAAATGTAGATACTTTTAAATTTGATGTTAATTGTGGATTTGAATTAACTGATAATGGTAGTGGTACTGTTACTGTTGGAAGTTCAGGTGTATCATATAAAACATTAGAAGTATCAGGACAAAGCAGTTTAGTTGCTACTAATAATGATACATTAGAAGTAGTAGCAGGAACAGGTATTACAATAGCAACAAATACAGGATCAAACCCGAAACAATTATGTATTACAAATGGTAATGCTGAAAGAAGCACTATTGTAACAGAAGCATTTACGGCAACTGCTAGTCAAACAACGTTTACGCCTGCACAATGCTATACAACAGGACACATAGATGTATTTTTAAATGGTATTAAATTAATAGAAGGTGCATCAAATGATTTTGTAGCAAACAACAATACTTCGGTTGTATTAAATTCAGGTGCAAATGTTAGTGATGTATTAGAAACAGTTTCCTATGCAACATTTGATTCAGCAAGTCATTATACTTGTGCCCAGATGCAAGCATTTCCAAATCATATTCTTCCTAGTGTTGATGATACTCATTGTTTAGGAGAAGCAGGAAAACGTTGGAAAGACGTATTTGCTTCGTCAACTACTATTGGTGATTTACATATGCACAACGATAACGGACATTTTACACTTGATGAGCAATCAGAATATATAAGAGTTTTTAACCATACAAATGGGAAATTTTATAAGTTATTAATGGAGGAGCTCAATGAGTAGAGCCAGAGATATTGCAGATAAGGTACCTTTTCTAGCAAACGTAACATCTGATGTACAAACACAGATAGATGCAAAAACAGATTATGCTTCATCCTGTTTTAATACGGATTTTACAGCCAAATCTACAACTGATTTAAGTGAAGGATCGAATTTATATGCATCCGATGCTAATATATACGCATCGTTTGATACTGTTGATACTTCATTAATTCCTGATCAAACTTGTTGTAGAGATTTAGGCTCATCAACAAAGCGATGGAACGATATCTATACTGCTGGTACCACTATTGATATTGCTGGTACAAAATTATCTAGAGATGCTTCAGGCGATCTTAAAATACAAGATGATTCAAATAACTTAAAAAAGATTATTGTTGATGAAATACAAATTGGCACAGGTGCTAATTTATTAAGACTCAGAAAGCACCCTTCTGCTACTCGATTACAAACAATTAGTTGTGATGTTGATGGACAAAAAGAATCATTAGATAATAATGATACAGATGATTTAACTGAAGGCTCGACTAATCAATATCATACAACTGCACGAGTCCGTGGAGCAATTAGTGTAACTGGTTCAGGTAGTTACGACAATTCAACTGGTGTTATTAACGTTACAGGTGGTGTCACTTGTGTTAATGAAAATACAGGTTCGATTGATTTATGTACATGTGATATTACAGAGAGTGGAAATCTATATTATACAGATGCAAGAGCTCGTGCCGCTATAACTGCTGGAACAGGTGTTACAGTTACAAGTGGAGCAGTAGCAATAGGACAAGCAGTTGGCACAACTAATAATGTAACTTTTAATTGTGTTACAGTTACAAACGATTTAGTTGCAGATGATATTATAACAAATACATTAATAGCATGTGATACAGGTGCTTGTGTTACAGTTTGTGGCGATTCATTAATCACTGGTGATTTAACTGTTTGTGGAACAACAACTCAAGTTAGTTGTGAAACACAAAATATTGGTGCGATTAATACTATTTTAGGAACCGCTGTTACTAACCCTTCGGCCGCAAATAGTGGTGGATTGAAATTAACTTTATGTTGCTCTGCTAATCCTGTTCCATATGCTACAATACTTTATGCAAGCACAAACGACGAATGGGTGTTTAATAAGCCTATACGTTCGGATTGTTTATATGGTAAAATTTCAGATGTTTCAAATCATTATACTTGTGATATTTCGGAGTGTACTGATTTGTATTATACAGATGCAAGGGCTAGAGGAGCAATTAGTGTAACTGGTTCAGGTAGTTATAACTCAAGTACTGGTGTTATTACTGTAACGGGTGGTGTTACTTGTGTTAACTCAAACACTGGTTCTATAAATTTATGTACATGTGATATAACTGAAAGTGGTAATTTATATTATACAAATGCAAGGGCTAGAGGAGCCGTTTCACTAACAGATGCTGGCGGTGATGGTAGCATGGTATATAACAGTTCGACTGGTGTGTTTACATTTACTGGTCCTGTTGCATCAGAAACAAGAGCTCATTTAAGTAGTAGTGGTGATATATCGTATAATAGTGCAACTGGAGTAATTTCAGCAACAACGTATAAAACTGCTGATTTTGATACAGATTTTGCAACTAAGAAAACATGCGATTTAGCAGAAGATACTGATTTATATTACACAGATGCTAGAGCAAGAGCCGCAATTACAGTTAGTGGATCCTTGGCATATAATAATAGTACTGGTGTTATGTCTTTTACAGATGCAGTATCACAAGTTAATACAAAAACAGGAGCGGTTGTACTTCATTCTTGTGATATAAATGAATGTGTTAATCAATATTATACAGATGCCAAAGCAAGAAGTGCAATTTCTGTAAGTGGTTCCGCTTTAACATATAATAGCACAACAGGCATAATGGGTCTATCTGCTATTGTATCGAGTATTAATAGTTTACACGGTGATGTTAATTTATGTACATGTGATATAACTGAAAGTGGTAATTTATATTATACAAATGTAAGAGCTGATGCAAGAATTACAAATGCATTAATTGATGAAGATAACATGGTTTCAGATAGTGCAACAAAACTTCCATCTCAGCAATCAGTAAAAGCATATGTTGATGCACAAGTAGCAAGCAAAGATAATACAGACGAAATTACAGAAGGTTCAACAAACTTATATTTTACAGATACAAGAGCAGATGCAAGAATAACAAATGCTTTAGTTGACGAAGATAATATGGTTTCAAATAGTGCAACTAAAGTACCATCTCAACAATCAGTAAAAGCATATGTTGATAATGTTACTACAAGTACAGATTGCGTAACTGAAGGTTCGTCAAACTTATATTATACAGATGCACGAGTAGATACACGAATTTGTGCTACAAATTTTGCTTGTTTATCAGACGTTGATGCAGTATCATCAGCTGATGACGGTAAAGTTTTATATTATAATCATAGTACAACATCTTGGAAAGTTAAAACAGATCAAAATACTAATGATGTAACTTGTGTTAATGAAAAAACTGGTGCAATTAATTTATATACATGCGATATTGATGAATTTGGGGCAAGTCCATTATACTTTACAGATACTAGAGCAAGAGCTTCCGTTTGTGTTACTTCTGGTATAGGTGCTTATAATAACATAACCGGGCAAATTACATTACCAACTGATGTTTGTGATAGCTCAGTTTTAACTTTATGTGATGTACCAGCAGGTCCAACAACTAACTCATATCTTTATTATAATGGATCAGCATTTTGCTGGGCAACCTCAACAAGTCCATATGATCAGACATGTTTTAATACACATCTTCAAGATGCTTCAATTAAAAAATTATGTGATGTTAATTCTTCAATAAGTCCTGGAACTGGCGATTATATGAGATGGGATGGATCACAGTGGGATTCAACTGCCGCGGCATCCACTCCTATTATTGAACTTGATGTTACTGTTGTTGATAGTAAATTTAAATTTGATAGTGGGAGCCCACAACCATATCTATATTTTGTACCAGGTTTTACATATAAAATTATACAATCAGGAGCATCAAACGCCGGGCATCCTTTAGTATTGTCAGAAGATGTAGATTTTAATGGAGGATCAAATCCAACTACTCCAGCCGGAGTATCATATCATGTTGGAGGAAATACATATTCCACAGCCGCAGATTATGTTGCCTCTTTTACTAATGCCGCGACTACCTATATTCAATTTGTTGTACCAACAAGTGCAAAGGCTAGATATTCTTATGGTTGTGCTAATCATACTAGCATGGGTAAACAAGGTGGTATATTATTAAGAGCTGAAACTACAGATGACTTAGTAGAAGGATTAACAAATAAATGGGCATCTGATGCTAACATTGTTTCGGCAATTAATTCAAATACTGGCGCAGTTACATTTCAAGGAGCAACAACATTTTGTGATACTGTAAGTTATTGCTCTAATATATGCTTCAATTCTGGCGGAGCATTACAATTTAATAGTACAAATGATATGTGCATGGATGCATCTGGAGATTATATTGTTTATACACATGGTACACCAGTAAAAAGAATGTGCATTACATGCGATGGTGCTAGTACATTTATAAGTCCGAATGTTACTACAATGACACTAAATCGCAATGATGCTACTAATGGTAAAGTACTTTCTATACAAAAACAAGGTACTGAAGTGTACGCAATTAGCACTGATGCGACACAATCACCTTCTGATAGAAAAATTAAATGTGATATTGAATCACTACCATTAGGACTGGAATTTGTCACTTGTTTAGATCCTATTAGTTATAGAACAACTGTAAGTGATAATACTGATCCAAAGCAGTTTGGTTTTATTGCACAGGAAATGGAAGATGCATTGACTGAATTAGGAATTGATAAGAATACAGTATCAATGTTGCAACATACCCCTAATGATAATGAAAAAGAATCAGATTATTGGTTGGATTATGTTAAAATGATACCTATTTTAACTAATGCAATTAAAGAACTGTCCTCAAAAGTCAAGGCGCTGGAAGATCTAAAATAGATAAATATCTAAAATAGATTTTATGGACGTTGCCTAATGGCTATTGCATTTAAAAATACATCAACTACAATTACTACCGCAGACACATTAGAAACCCTATATACCGCAGGTGCGAGTATAAATGGCTCCATTGTTCATGCAATATATATTTCAAATAAATTAATAACCGGTGGTATTGTTGTTAGTCTTGTCTTGCATGATGCAAGTGCGGCTACCGACAAATATATCATGAAGGATATTACTGTTTTTAAAAATACAACATTAGTTGTCGATAAAGTAGTAAATTTAGAACCGAATGATAGTTTGAAATTGCAAAGTTCAAGTACGGATTGTGACGTTGTAATGAGTGTTTTAGAACTCAGCTAAATATTATATAACAAGGGAATTTTATGTCATACATTGGCCAACCATTAATAAATTCAGATCTTATGATGTGGACGTTCGTTGGGGACGGGAGCCTAACCGATTATGCGTTAAGCAACTTTCCAGCCAGTGAAAGAAGCGTTGATGCGAAAGATTTAATGGTGCAATTATCAGGTGTTTTACAAAAACCGACAACAGATTATACTTTTAATAATAGTACACAAACAATTATTTTTGTAACTGCTCCACCATTAAGTGTTGACATAGTAGCAAGAATACATGTAGTATTATAAGGATTTTTTTATGACAACAAGAGTACCAACATCACTAATGTCTGAAAACCCAAGATTCGATGGAACTGGTTCCATTAAAGTTTCGGTTGGAACAACTGCACAACGTGATGGAACACCAGTAGATGGACTTTTGAGATATAACTCAACAATATGTTCTTTAGAAACATATTATGATGATAATTGGGTACGGGTAGCAAATAGATTAGATTCGGCATTAAATGAAACTAATGTATCTTGTATGGTATATAATGCCAGTGACTTAATGGAGAAAGTTTGTTATGTAACCGGAAACATGCAATGTTTATGTTATGATAGCAACGATAATTTAAACATAGTTGATTACTATGACACAAATGGATCAACAAAACTTTTTACTCAATGTTTGACATATAACGTAGATGATCAGTTAGTATGTACAACATGGACTAAAATATGACAAATAAATATTACTACAAAGGTGTATTGGAAGTTAAATGAGCATAATTAATACCGGGTTAATTAACAAACTTGAAAAGAAAAAATTAGCAAAGGCAGGCGGGTACCTTAGGGGTAATCTACTTGCTTCACTCAATCTTACCGCTATTTCGATTAATACCGCAGGAACAGGATACACCGCAAACGATATTATCTGCGTAGACAATACTGGCGCAACCACTGCATCAGGATCGGAAGTAGGAACAATCTGTGTACAAACTGTTGACGGTAGTGGAATTATCCAAACTGCCGCTATTAAATGTGCTGGCATCTATGATGTTAAGCCAACAACTACAACTGGAAACGCAACCGCAGGTGGAACTGGTACAGGAGCATGTTTTGATTTAACCTTTGAAAGTACTGTTTGTTTAGGTAGTTCAACACAAGCATTTAATAAAGTGTTTGCTGATGGCGTACAACTTAGCGGTAATGTTACTTTAGGTGATACAGCCGCAGATGATATTACTGTTAGTGGTGATATTACATCTCATATTATTCCTAATGCAAGCGATACATATAATTTAGGTTCTGTTACACAACGATGGGAAAATGCATATATTGATGATGTAGATGCTTGTACTGGTATTTTTTGTGATGTAACAAATTCAACAAGTACTACCACAGGAGCATTACAAGTAAAAGGTGGTCTTGGTGTAGCATGTGATGTATGTGTTGGTGGAAATATAAATGCAACTGGTAATATTATTGGTGCAAATATTACTGCCAGCGGTAATATTACTTTAGGTGATGCAGATACAGATGAATTAACAATTGGTGCGGATGTACATTCTCATATTATTCCTAATGCAAGTGATACATATAATTTAGGTGCTACCACTAAGAGATGGGAAGATGCATATATTGATGATATTTGTGCAGATACTATTAATACTACAGGTACCGCAACATTAGCATGTGGTATAGCAAGTAGTTTACAAGTATGTGATTTAACAACAGGAAGAATTGCATTAGCAGGAACAAATGGTGAAGTAGAAGATAGTTCAAACTTAACGTTTTCAGCATCACGTTTATCAGTAACAGGTGACGCAGATGTTTCTGGTGCAACTTGTGTAACAGATACAACAAATTCAACATCTGCTTCAAGTGGTGCAGTTATTGTAACAGGTGGTTTAGGTGTAGGATGCGATGTTCATATAGGTGGTAGTTTAACAGTAGCAGGAACGCAAACTGCGGTATGTTCAAATTGTGTGCTGATTGGCGATGCAATTATGACATTAAATGCCGACGAAACAGGAACACCATCAGAAAATGCAGGACTTGAAATTGAACGTGGAACTGATGATAATGCACATATTACATGGAACGAAACAACTGATAAATTTGAATTAAAACTTGGAACGGCACTTGCTGATTTATGTGTCGCTAATGTAATAACTGATTCGTCAGGGTCTGGTAGTGCTATTGGTACACCGGCCGGATATGCAGGTGTATTCCACAGAACACCACAATTAACATCTGGATATAGCGGAACACGAGAAGGTGCTAGTGTATGTCTTGAAAACACAGATGGTTTAGCAGACGCAATTCATATTTTAAACGATACAATATTAAATGTAAGACGAGATACTTATGTTAGAGATATATCTTGGAGTACAGATTCGGATTATGATGCAGGACAATGTATTTCAAGTGCTAATACCGCTATTGCTTTTACATTTTGCTGGATGGGTAATCCATCATGTATTGATATCGACTGGGGTGACGGAACTTCGGATTGCAAATTAACAAGTGTATCGTGTGATGGTTCATGTACAGTTTCAAAAACATATGGATCGGGTGCAGTAGGATGTAATACAGTTTGTGCAACTGCAAAGCATACAAGTGGTATAGGTTATGGTTCAGAAATAACATTAGATTGTACAGATTATATGTTAATTGCTACTCCAACTCCGGATATTGAATGGGCAATGTATGATGGAAATCCGGCAAATGTTACAACTGCTGGCTGGGATAGTGCTTCAGCCGCTTGCATATGCAATACATCAACAGAAACAGGTGCTACAACTTCATATGGTAATACTGCTGATTATACAATATTTTGGGGTGATAGTTCCGATGCATGTATTGCAACTGATGCCGCCGCAGGTGGACGAGATGGTGCAGGATTAGCACACACATGGACAAATTCACCAGATGCAGATACACGTTATTCAGTATGTTTGAGAATGGATAATCATAGCACAACTAACCCGTCAGTACTTCCACTTAGCGAAGTTAAATGTGTATGTGTTTGGAGTTCACAAACACCAGCATTTACAAGTGATGTTAATAGTGGAAATAATGAAGAAGCAACAAGTGGTTTAGTTGTTAACTTTACAGGTACTGTTGATACACTAGGATCTGCAAGTAATTTTGGTGCAGGAAACTGTTGGAAGTGGACATTTGATGATGGTTCAACATGCGAAGTTGCCGCAGGAGGCGGTGGAGCAGGCGATTATAATGTTGCCGTTGCACATACTTTTGATTTAACAACAGGTGAACAAGCCTCAGGTACCACAGTAACACGTGATGTATGCTTGCAAGCATATAACGGACACACAAGCAGTCCGTTTGTAACATCGGCATGTACAATAACAATTAAGCCAGATCCAAGATCTAATGTAGCAGTAATATTCCAAAACGAATCAACAGGTATTGATAATGCAAGCAACGTTAGAGGATATGCTGTAACTGGATATGATGGACTTAATTATGCGTTAGGATGTGCCGCTAATACATCACAAAATGCTACATGCTATGAATATAATTGGGGCGATAGTTCAGCTCTTGATTGCATGGCCCANGGTAGTAGTAATCCNGGTGATGTAGGAACTAACATTACACATGATTATACATCAGTAGGAACAGGAACATATAATGGTAATTTATTAGCATATAATCCAACATTAAGTTTAAATGCTACTGATGATACTGAAAACTTTACTATGGATATTTTAGCAACGCCTGCCGCACCAGCCGGATTAAGTGCTAAAACAATAGGTTTTACAGGTGAAGATACTGGAACAAGTCCTAAGTTAGCACATGGATTTACAGACAATACTGGCGGTGCTACATTATCGGCAGGTTCAGCAGTTGATAGAACAACAGATACTGGCGGAACAATCGACTCAGATATAATTAGCTCTTATGCATATAATTCAGCCGCAGGTGCAGTTTGTGCATTGGTTAATGGATCCGCAGATGGTGCAATTACTTTTACTGCTAGTGATAATTCAGGTTTAACAAGTTCAATGTGTATTACTGAAGATATTGATGCAAATACAGTTAGTGCAACAGGTGTAGGTGTATCAGGTTCAAGCAAAATTTATCCAAGTAATTTTTATAGAGTGTTTAAAGCAAAAGTTTCTAAAACAGCAAGTGCAGTTAGTGTTGGTCTTAATAGTTACCAGATTTGCCATACTGTTACAGGTGCAACACCAGAGATTGAATTTGTTAAAGATGATGTAACATCAACACCAAGTTTAGATATATCAGCATCAACAGTAACACAAGCAGGAGCCGGAACCTTAGCATATATTAGTGGTATTCCGTATTATACAACAGGTGCCACAGTAACATTAGGTACTGTTAAAGCATACGATTGGATAGGACAAACATATCAAGATACTTCAACTCCGTTTAGTATTGAACATGCATCAAACGATGAGAGTACATCTGGAAGTATCATATCGACACAAACAAAAACATACGCAAATATTGATGGATCAAGTACATTTTTAAATGGAGGCAATCCGGTTGCTGATACAGGTAAAGCAAGCGGAAGTAAATATACATTAGGAGATATTACTTTTAGTGTTAATGGCTCAGTTAATGCCGTTGGAACAGTTAAAGCAAATTTATCAAATATTAACGGTGAAGGTGGATATAGCACATTTACAACAAAGATAAACTTGAAAGGAACTTCAATTAGCGGATTCGACGAAGAAGATATTACTATAACAACTTTAGGTACTGGATCGGGTGATGCAAAACGTATAGTAATTGCATCTGCCGCTGGTGATAATCCAACTTATAGTAGTTCAACTGATTATTATGCAAGTAATGCATGGACAGGTACACAAACTATTGCAGGTACAGATGAAGCCGTTGCAAGATGGGGACAATTAAAGCATTTTTCAACTGATTTATCATCAGGATATTTACCCGCAGGTCCAGATTTGAACACAGGACGATCAGGTGCTCAATATTTTAGAGGAGCATTTAAACGTTCGGTTGTTTCAAGTTTTGATATTTTATTAAATGGAAAAATTAGTGGATTTTGGATTGCATTACCGGGCGAGACAACAGACGCATCAAGTGGATTAGGTGGCTGGTTAGATTGTACGGCTACATATGGTGGTGCTGGTATGCCAGGATCAAACACAGGTGCAGGCGGAAATGGAAGTGATGGAGTTGCTTCGGGTAACTCTAATAAAGTAACAACTGGGTCAGCAGTAAACTCAACATTTACTATGACCTTAGGAACTGCGAATTTAAGTAATACATATAATAATCTCTTGTTTTTTAATATTAAATTAGCAAGTGGTGATTATATAGATAGTTTGAGCTTTAGTTAAGGAAACATGAATGGCAATTACAAGTGATCAAAAGATAGACTTTTTATGGAAGAAGCTCGGATTTAAAGCCGCGAAAACAGATATATCTTCTGTTAAAGGTGGACCTAACGAGGCCATTCCTGCCGTATCAAGAATTAATAGCTCAGTAATATGGGCACAATCTGGAGACATTCCTGGTGTTCAACCAAGTGCTACTGCCGGTGTTGTTACTGTATATTCAGATGGTGGAAGTTCAAGTGCAACTGTTGAATGTACAGAAGATGCAACTGCAACATCACAAAGATCATGGAAAACAGGTTTAACAGATTGGATTGATACTTCGTATGGATCCACTTACTTAGTAAAAGTATACGCCGACGATGCTGGACAAACAGATCCAGAAACAGGCGGTACACAATTACTTGGTGGTGAATCAGGCTACGAATGGTTTTTTGATTATGATGCAGGTGTTTTAAACTTTATTGGTACAAGTATACCGGGTGCATTAAGTGGTAAAAAGATATATGTTAAAGGATCACGTTATACTGGTAACACAGGAGTTCCAGAATCAGGTGCTGGCGATACCGCTACGAATGTACAATTTGATCCTACTAATTTAAACGATATACAAAGTACAGATACAGATGGTAATATAAATCTTGATCCAAACGGTACTGGAAACGTAGTTGTTGAAGGTACTAATTCATTGGTATTACCGGTTGGTACAACTGTTGAACGAGATGCATCACCGACACAAGGCGGAGTAAGATACAATACTACAACAAGCTCATTTGAAGGTTATAGTGGATCTGCTTGGGGCTCCCTCGGTGGATTAATTGATATTGATCAGGACACATATATTTGTGCTGAGGTATCATCAGATTCCGATGATTTAGAATTTTATACTGCTGGTACTAAGCAATTATGTATTGATCAAGCCGGACTTATTACTGCAACTTCTTGTAT